ATTTTAACTTCTCGTCTGTACTTGGTACTTCTAATTCATAAGTCGGTACCTCGACCTTTGGTAATGTCATAATATATTCTCCTTATGCATTATTTATTAGAAAGGTGGGAACACCTTTCCTCCGAACACTCTACCAATAGGGTTCAATCTATTTTTTGCCTGATTAAATACATTGTTACCTGCTCGTCTTAATTCAGCAGGCAAGTGTCTGAATAAACCGAAAGGTCCTTGACCTTTTGTGTCTCTGGTAACAATGCCAGTTTGTTGGGTCATAAATGTATCGTCTCTCTCTACTTCGCTGATATCAACCATATTTGCCCAATATCTGTATTCAAAAGTTATACTAACTTTATGTACTGTATTTTTATTATCATATCCTAGTGGTTGTGCAGCGATTGTACTAGGAAAACATTCAAACAACCTACAAGCATATACAGCATTTGCTGTCGTTGATGAACTTTGTTCTTTGTGAGATGTACCTGAGTCTACAGGATCAAAATCTGACAACTGATATATTGTCATAGGGGTTACATATTCATCATAATAATTTAACTCATAGTTTCTTTTATTGATCACACAATTTTGCCAAGTTTCAAAATAGTGTTTCTCTTTCATAAATTTATCACAATAGAAAGTAGCAGTAATAGGTGCATAGTTTAAACCAGTAGCATATGTTGTTTCAGGACCGTGGTATCTAGTAGTATCTGTTTCTAATGTTCTACCAGGAAACTCTATTGAATCACAATGAAAGGCAACCTGTTCACCCATATCATTTTGCATTTGTTTGGCGTCATTGTAATCAGCAGCAACACCATTATTAGTGCCTGTTAAATTAATTGCTGTAGGTAGCGTACACTCTATAATATATTTCGTAGGTCTAGCATAACCACCTGCTGCTTGTGTCATAGACCTAAATCTATTAATTGTAGTATCAGGGTTTGCTTTTTGTTTTAGTCTAGGATCTTTGTCAATATTATCATAAGACCTATCTCTAGGAAATCCTACTCTAATATCGAACCCGCCTATCTTAACACCTTTACGAAATATTGCCATTATTCTAAACCTACATATCCTAATATTTTTCTATTTTTTAAATGTTCTTCTTGTATAGAATCTTTACTTTGACCATAGTATGCAACAGCGTGACCTACATCACACATTTGTTGATTAATATTTACATTGTCGCAAAATATCTCACCAAGAATACGACCAAACTTACCAGTCTCTTCGCCTTTGTGTGTCTTAATAACTATCTTCTCAGCATTTTTTAATTTGTCTTTTAAAAAATCTTTAGACATAAGACCATATTTCTTCTCAACTAAATCTCTTGTTCTACTTTCAGGTGTATCAATACCAAATAGTCTTACTCTACTCTTATACATTATGTCAAAACCTAAATCAATAATAACATCTATTGTATCACCATCTACAACTTTTGTCACCTTATTAACTCTGTATGAAAAATCTGTTGGGTCTCCTAATTTTGCCATTATATCATCCTTCTAGTATCTGAGAATACTTTTGATTGTGTAGCACCAACAAATCGTGCTACTGGTAAATTCAATGCGACAGGCATTTCATTTACTTTTATATTTAAAAAGGCACTTTGTACACCCCCTAGTAAATAAGACTTAACTGCTGGTCTTATAGAACTCACTCTAGATAACTTAGACCAATCTACACTTAACATTGTATTCTCATCCATATTTTTATCTGTTGCAAATCTTAATATGTTTTTGAATACTTGCACCCTTAACCCATAAGGTAGATAGTGAAAGTTTATTCCCCAAAATCTACCACCTCTTTGCTCAAAAGGTATTATCAAAGGAAATCTATCATAATACTTAACACCAAACGGTTGACCGTATGTTGTTGCTTTGTAACCAAACAGGTTCATTATACCGAATTTAGGTCTAGAGGTTGCCTTACCTTGTCGTATCAATCCTCTTGCCGTAGTGCCTGATCCTGTTGCGTCTCTTACTTTTTGTCTATACCAGTCCATAGACTTTCTAGTATCACCTGCCTGCTTTACTATGCTGTCTATAACACTTGCCATACTACTATTTATACTGTATAGATTGAAACTTCTTCAGATTTACCCTTGACTTTTACTTTATCAATTAGTCTAAATACCCACTTAGGTTTATTGATTTTCTTGACTGTATCCTCACCTATAACTATTGTGGTATCATAGTTTTTACTCGTACTCTCTAATCTACTTGCTAAGTTTACAGCGTCACCTATAACTGAGTAATCAAACCTTTGATCAGAACCCATATTACCTACTAGTGCCTCACCTGAATTGATACCTATACCTATCTTTATTTCGTGACCAAAGGCATTCTCTTTATTCAACTCTTTTAGTCTCTTCTTAATTAATACTGCTGTCTTGACTGCCATATATGCATGGTCAGGACAATCTATCGGTGCGTTCCAGAATGCCATAATACAGTCACCCATATACTTGTCAATAGTACCCTCCATCTTCATAATAATATCGGTCATAGGTGTTAGAAACTTGTTAATTACATTCGTTAAACCTTCAGGATTACTTTTATACTTTTCTGATAAAGGTGTAAACCCTCTTATATCCATAAAGAAGAAAGTCATATCTCTAACTTCACCACCTAGTTTGAGTAGATCAGGATTCTGTTGCAACTTCTTAACCATCTTTGGTTCTAGATAGTGTTCAAACTGTTTCTTAATTTGTTGTTTCAACTGAAACTCTAAAACAAATCTATTAAAGATACTATGCATACCTACTATTGTCAATACAACTATTGACCAACTAACATCTGCTAAAATCAAGTATTTTGTAAAGAAGAAATATGAGACATATATCAGAATGATATATGATAATATGATATAGGTGCCAATAAACCAATATGGTGAAAATCTAGTTAAAATTACTATTGACATTCCTATTAAAAGTGATATTATTAACTCTAAAGTTAAACTATAATCGTATCTATTGATCTGTTTGCCATCTAACACCGTTTGTAGTGTAGAGGCAGATATCACATAATCATATTTCTCACCTAATGGCGTTGCCACTATACTAGATAATCCTTCTGCTGTCAAGGCAATAATTACAGTTTTACCTGCAAATTCAGAAAAGTCTTGACTCGCCGCTGATAATGTGTTATATTCTTTGTTCCACCTCAACCATATTCTAGCGTGTTGATCTGTTTCTATTGTATCATAACCTGGTACTCTAACAGCAACAACTCCCCCTTCGGTCGCTTTTATCTGATAACTAGGGTCACCGGTTGCCACCCTAATGGTTTCTAGTGCCATAGCAGGATATGTATCATCACCTATTTTCATAATCAAAGGTATTCTTCTAACAACACCATCTATTTCAGGTGCTGTGTTAATGACACCTACACCGTCTGCATATTGTCCTAATTCAGGTATCGGTCCTAACATACCCGGCCACTCGTATAACCAAGGTAGAGGATCACCTATCTTTGCAACACCTCTTGGCACAGCGTTCTTGTTTATTTGTGTAGTGCCGACCTGTGCGATAACAACACCCATTTGATGAATTGTATTTACGAATGACTCATCACCACCCATTCTATCATATTCTGAAAATAGTATAGGCATAACAATTATACCTACCTGTGCCTCTCTTAACTTAACAACTAAATCTGATAATACTCTTCTATCCCACGGCCATTGACCATTTGCCTCAATAGATTTTTCATCTATGGTTACAATGCCTATGTCTTGAGATATTTCTTTTGTATCGTATTGATGAAGGAAGTCGAAAGATTTAAGTCTCAATATCTCTTTAAGATATGGGTCACCTAAACCTATGAAGGTAAGTATTGCAAGTGTGAGTAGACCTATTGTCCAGTGTGTAAATATCTTTTTCATTACCAACCCATTATAAATTTTGTTTCTTCAGGAACCATATGCATACCAAATGGTGGATCGAATGTTAATTCAACTGTACAATCTTTTACACCTTCTACTTTTAATCCTGCATTTTTTATGTCTTGTTGAATTTGATCTGCCATAGGACAGGCAGGACTTGTTAGTGTGTGTTTTATATTTACAATATCATCATCTGATACTGTTATATCATATATCAATCCTAGTTTTATAACAGAGACACTAGGCATTTCAGGATCGAATACTTTTTCTAATTCATCACCTACTTTTGATATTATTTTATTTTTCTTTAGATTAAGTGTCATTGATTAAGAGTCATAGTACAATACGAATGACCGCACCATAAATTAGCATTATAATTTTTATTATTACCAGTTTGTGTTATAGTGATTGATGAACCATTACTTGTTCTACCATCAACATCTATATCAATATTATTATCATTACCCACCTGTGAGAAATCTAATTCAAAGTTATCCATACTTTGTACATCTAGATCAATATTATTATCTTCGCCGTCTTGTAAAATATCAAGATCGCCACCATCAGTAGTTATGATAGTTAAATCAAAATCATTTGCATAAGCACACATTGTTAGTAAACAACTAATTAGACTGATAAATAGTAATCTCATTTGCATTACCTCCTATTTCGTAATCGTAGATTTCATCATCACCTTGTATAATATTTATGTTGTATCCATACTCTTGATCCAGTCTCATCTCTATATAATTTGACTCTGTTTCTCTTATAACTAACCATTCAGGTTCTTCATTTAATATTATAATGCCTGTCTCTTCATCTTTACCTACAATAACACCTGTGCTTGATTTCTTTTTATCAAACTCATTTCTCATTTGTTTCGCTAACTGTTCATTCAACTGTTTCAAAATATCACCTAAAAAATTCTGTTCTAAAAAATCTATATCAAGTGCTGTTGCCCAAGCACTTTCCTCTTCTTCTAAGTAATCTTTCTCTAACTCATCAAATTGTAAAAAGTCTAGATCAAGTGCGTCTGCAACTTCATTATAATCTGAGGCATTCATCTCACTTGTTATCTCACTAGGTCTAGCAATAATCAGTAGATTGTTTATCATATTTTCATCTAAACCTAATATAACTGGTTTCATAGGTGAACTAGAAACTGTATCAACAACAGTCGCCTGAAATGCCTGTGATAGTATGACTTGACCTGCGTCTGACTCTACTGATATCTCACCCACATAACAGTTGCCGTTTGTATCGCAAGATGGCAACAATATAATTGTAGAACTACCTAACTCATCTACGGTCATAGAAAAGTCTGTACCTCTAACACCTATTGTTGCTGTAGGCGTTGTTATCTTTATACTTGTAGGATTGTTTTTAGCAATTTGACCTGAGGCATATCTTACTGTGCCTAGACTTGCCTTGAGTGATAGTTTGCCTGTCTTTTTATTAGGGTCGTAAACAAATTCGTCTATGATAAGTTTAGAGTGTTCGGTCACATCAACACGAGTCGTATCAATAAACTCGATTGCTGTTTTACTCTTCGCTGTTCTGATTGTATCGTATGAGAATATATCTAAGTCAACTTCTGAGGCGACATCTTCACCTATTTTTCTTTCAATAAGACTATCACCTTCTTGTATTATAACATTACCTATACTTGCATATAAATCTCTTGTCGTAAAAAAAATGGCGCCGATACCAAGTACCAGCACCATAATTCTTATCAATAATTTATTCATTAGTCTCTTTGTATAATGTCTATATCGTGATTATCTCCTGAAGTTGTTAGATTTAACATATTATCATTTACTCCAGATTGTGTAATATCGACATCAGCAGTGCTACCTGTATGGTTGTGTATGAGTGTGTGACCATTTATGTCTCCGTTACCATCAATATCAATTAAATAATTGTTTGTATCACCGTTAACTGTAAGTGTTAAGATAGCAGAGTTGCCATCTATTGAAGCAGCAATAACATTTGAATCAGAACCAGACGCACCAGTTATATTAACTGTAGCATTATTCGCTGATGAAGTTTCACCGATATCTAAATCAATATCTTGCGAACTACCTGTCCAAGTTATATTTGCTGTAGCAGTACCACAACTTGAATTACTTCCACCACTATCGCAATTAAAGTCAATGTTATTTGAGTTACCAGTTATCGCCCAAGTACCTGTGTAGTTTGCACCATTAATATCAAAAGTGATGACATTCGAGTCACCTACTTGTCTGATATCAAAATTAGTAGTTGCACCGATAACACTTGACGAGGTTGTAGAACTACCTATGGTGTTATTTTCACCATCTTGTAGTATATCTAAATCTAGCGTAGCACCAGATTGTGTAATATAGATATCGTTTGCATATACTGTACTAATCATCATAAACATAATTAGCATTAGTTTTTTCATTTATAGTTTCCTTTAACCGTTTAATTTAGAAGGTCTTAACTTAGTCTTCCACAGACCTTGTATTTTACCTTCATCTAGTATTTGTAATATACAATGCTCTATTGCCGATCTCAATGCATAATTGACTGGTTCATTTACGGCCACACCAGTCTCTAATTCTAGTGCCTTTGTACCTAAATCTAAAAATCTAAATACATCTCTGCCAGTTTTATAACTCGCAATAGATTTTGTTGACGATACAGCGATCATAACTTCACCTGTATGTACTGACACAATTCTCATAGATACAGTTACCTGATCTACCCTATATTCTTCGTGTATACCTATGCCAAAATATCTCGCACCATCACCACCACTTTCTGTGTTTGCGTCATAACCTACAACAGCACCCTCAAATAGTAAACCAGCAAATAACATAGGTTTTAATACTGCTTTACCTCGTTCTTCTCCATCATATAATTCAGTCGTTGATCTGATTAATTGTCTTTCTTTTACTAAGTTATCAAGACCTTCTCTTTCAACAACTCTAAACCAAGTGCCTTCACCAGTCTCTTTGAGTGCTTGTATCACCCAATTAGCAGACCCTTGAGATACTGCCATACTTAACTGAGAAAACTTAGTGTTGGGTTTTCTTTGACCAGTCTGATCTAAGAATTCATATACAGCAACTGTAATAATCTCTTGATCTAAGTGGTCGTAATACTTTAATATTTCACTAGTAGGTGTACCGTATGCCTTTGGTGGTTCCTCTTTATAAGGAAAGTCTGCAGGCACAGTAGCACAACCTGTAAACATTAACAGTAAAATTAGAGCAAAGTATCTCATCAAAATACAAAGTCTCCTACAGGCACGGTCATTGTGGTGACTGCACCAGTAGTATCAGTTATTGTTAATGTAATATTTCCTGTTGTTGTATCTTTAATCCAGTATATTGTAGATCCTTCAACATCTGCCGTACCACTAGTCGGGCAGGTTGTAGTCTCACTATCGCAAGAAGTACCGAACATATTATCTACTAACTGTTTTGATAAGTTAGCATATATTCTACTCTCAACATTCTTTATGAATTTATTGATTGTAGTATTATTCTCTTCACGCTTTGCGGCAGAGGCAGCAGATTTAGCGTCATCTTTTGCATCCTTTTTTCTTTGATGTTGTAATTGATCTACACTTAAAGCGTGAGTTCCGTACCCAACACCACTAAATGCTGGATTGTGAAACCCAAACTCTAATTCTGAAGCGTCAACATATTTGATTGTGTTATCGAATGCCCACCCAAGAATCCATAATAACACAGCACCGAATAACACTACTTTTAATAGTGTTTTCATACTACTATTTATAATTTTTACTTGCGGTGAATTTTCTTTTTTTCGAGGTTTTCTTTTAATTCGATTGTCGTTTTGACTTTAGATTTCAACCTAATAATATCATTATCTAACATACGAATACGATCTATTAGTGCAATTAAAACTGTATTTGCCTCACCTAATTTCACCTTTATTTCAGTAGTAATAAATGTGTATATAAAGTAGATGAAATATGCCATCGCTATAGCAGCGACCATAGGAAAACCATAATCTTGTAATATTGCTACAAAATCCATTAGTCTCTTCTCGCATCCTTTTTACCATCAGCACGAGCAATTCTCTCTTCGTCTGGCGGTACATCTAAAGTGTGTGATATTAATAAATCAAGTTTGATTACATCATTATTAATATTTCTAACTCTATTATCTAATTGTGTAATTATGGCGTGCATAGTTTGTACTTGACCTATGACTGAACCTAGAATATATCTGAGAATGATATAGATGAATACACCCATAGCAAATGAACCTGCAATAGGTAAACCAAAATCAGCAAGTATTAATACAAAAGTTTCCATATTAACTATTTATCGAGGGTCTTTCTTCTCGATCAAAGGTATCATCATTTGCTGTTTTAATTAAGTCTTTTATAACTTTATGTCCTAATTTGTTAGGATGCATATCAAAGTCTAGTTTGGCATTATACCCAACCCAATGATTAGCAGGTGTATCATAACCCACACGATATATAGGATTTTCTCTAGCGTCACCCTCTAGTTTTTTTAAGTGTCTATCCCAAGACCACAAACTATCGGCACCTAATAATTTAGGTTTAAACATTGATTT